CTTATCAATTACACAGTTATTAGCAATCGTGGCAAACCCTGACTCAAGAGTTACAGAACTATCTTGAGTATTGATCCCCTTAAAGCCGGGGGCTGCAATGGATGATCCTACGAGTTGTTCAGCCATATTTAGGGCGCAGTCCAGTTCATCTCTTCAGAGTAACGATTACGCTCAATAGCAACTTCGTTAGCCAAAGCGTTCTTGTACAAGGCATAAGCCTCTGAGGAAAGGTTACCACCGTCTTCACCACGTTCAGCGATAGCTTTAGCGTAAGCCAACATAGCTACCAAATGAGAAGGAACCAAGATACGGGTTGTATTGGTAGACAGTTCAGCTTGTGGGACAACTAAGTTAAAACGGATTGTGAACACACCTGAAGGACGTTGATACAAGTCAACCTGAGTGTCTCCGCTAGTGTCTACACCGTTGAAGTTGTAGTAATTAGGAGATCCACGATCAGTATCCGCTGAGAATAGGAACTGTTGTGTCATCCAGTTTGTAGGTGCGTTCTGAAGCACAGTGTTGCTTGTGTCGTTAACAACGTCAATCACACGGAAGCGAGTACCTGCACCTGTCAAAGTGTAGTTGTATGTGCCAGCAACTGTGTTCACTGTGACAGTAGAAGACAAAACATTCCACTCAGTAGCGTCCTCAACTTCACGCTTGGCATCGTTAACCAAGACACCAATCATAGAGGAGTAAGGGGTGTCGTCTACGCTCTGCACTGTAGGTTCACGTAGCCTACGGAGTACATTATTAACTGTATCTAAATACGTAGCCATAGTTACTTCTTCTTAGCCTTGTTCTTAGCTGTACGCTGTCCACGCATGGGCATACCTGCTTCAGAAAGTCCGATTGCGATGGCCTGCTTACGGTTCTTAACCACAGGACCACCTTTACCGCTATGGAGAGTACCTTCTTTGTACTCACCCATGACCTTACCCATCTTGTTTGTCTGTTTCTTAGTTGCCATCTTGTACCCCTATTAAGTGCTACATTTAACAGTGATAGTGCCAGTAACGTAAACAGTCACGTTGGCACGGATGTAAGGAGGAGGATCAGAGATAGTTACCAAACCATCGGCAGTCAAGGCTGTACCGATCAGTGACCATGTAGAACCGTCTACGCTACCTTGAACAGCCACAGTAGCTGAGGTAATACCAGAGATTTGAACGAAAGCAGGTTTATTGCTGTCAGTGCCTACGGGCAAAGAAGCACCAGTAGCTGTTACAGCTGAGAGGAGAGTTTTGAGTGCCATAATGTGTTATATCCTATCTTAATTTATCTTATTTGTCAAGAGTTTTGCTTACATCTTGGTAAATCTGGTATACTTTATGACCAATCATCAAGATGGTGTACACAAGAGTAGCCCAAAGTACTAATTCACTAACCTGTAAACCAGCCACTGTAGCCAATGAAACCCCAACAGGAGGGGCTACTTTAGCTGTAACTGTAGCTGCTGTCTCCACGCTGCTTTCAGTCACGTTCAAGCCTCCCAAGGAAGACCGTTAGAGATCACAGGGGCCTTCTGAGCCTCAATCTGAGCCTCTAGAGCAGCCTCTACAGTCTCTTTGTCTACCTTAGTCCACAACCAACCCAAAACCGTTTCTTCAGTCAGGGTGTCGTAGTTCACGAATGAGTCACCTCGCTCTAAGGCTTGTGTGTTGTAGATACCAGCTGAATAGGGCTTCTCAGGGTCATTGCTAGCCTCAGTTGCTGAAGCACCCCAATGCACTACTGTTACAAGACCATCAGAGGTTTGGCGTTCCAGGTTATTGATTTTCCATGTGATTGCTGTCATGTCTAGTCCTTAAGGGTGGGATGCTTTGTAAGCGTCAAATTCTGCCTTCAACTCTTGCAACGCCTTCATCAAGGCATACTGCAAATCAGTTTGATAGATTGCCTTCAGTGGCACACCATCTTCTGGCGTTTCACCAAAGCCTGTCACATCCACCAACTCAGGGGCAATAGCCTCAACTTCTTGAGCAATAACACCCAAGTTCAACAGGTCATCAGTTTGGTCTTTGTACTTAAATGTACGAACAGGAATTGCACAAATCTTTGCCAAATACCCACCAGCGTTTTGAATGTCTGTTTTTGTGCGTTCATCAGACAAGTTAGCATTGTTGGCTGAATAGTTTGCCAAGCCACCGTTTGAACGAATTTCTGCCCTTGTAACTGATGAGTCTTGACACAGTAAAAAATCATTTCCTGTACCGTTTGGCGCAGAACCAGAATAATTGATTAAAACACCAAGATTCTGTGACCCAGTACTTGTATTACATTGAAAGTTTGCTGTCCAATCGCCCGTTGTTGTTTGAATAAAAGCATGATTGCTTGTACTTTGGCGAGTTGCTGTTCCCACCCACAAGCCGCCGCTGGAGGTGATACGGGCGCGTTCTGTTGCAGATGTACCTGTTGCAAAAGTCATTACCCCAGTATCAAAACACTCAATGCGAGCGTTGTAGGCAGTATCAGCACTGTTGCGGAAACTGACTGAGGAAGTGCCATCAGAGGAACGACCAATCAACCAAACGTTATTTCCACTACCAGAAACATCTTTAATTGCCAAACGACCTGCTGCTGCGGAAGTAACACCTAGATATAAATTCCCACTAGCATCAAGCGTCATTGCTTGGGTGAAGGTGATGGCGTTACCTGCTGTGCCTGAGGCTGCTGTGTACCAAGCGTGCGCCCCATTGTTTTGCCCGTAATACGAGGCTGCATTTGAATAAATGTATTTCCATGAACTATTGAAATAAGCATTTGCTGTCAAATACGCTTGAGAAGCGCCTGTTGTTCCACCAACTGTTGCGCTATAAACTTGGACTGTTGTGTAGCCACCCCAAGCACTAGGCGTAACACCTAAACCTAAGTTGCCAGAGGTGTCAATAGTTAGATATTTAGTAGCGCCAGTGTTCTTATCGTCAATGGAAGGAGCGTTGAGCTTAACGACAGTGCCTGAAGCGTTCTCAGTGTAAAGACCACGGTCTGTGACGTTAACAGCTAATTCGCCTTGAACTAAATCACTTGCTGTAGGTACTGCCCCTGTTGTAGAGCTATTTTTAATCTTAATTGTTGCTGGCATAGTTTATAGTTTCCTTAGTACGTTATTAGTACGTTCCACCGTCGATAGTTCCTGAGAGTTTAGAAGCGTCTAGAGTAGACGAAGAAGTTAGATAACCTGCTGAGGCATGGTTTCCCCATCCAAAAGCAGTATTCCAGTTACTTGTATTGCCACCTGCGTAAGTCGTAGCTGTAATCGTAGTGCCTGTGATAGCAGCAGGTGTGGTAGCCCCAATAGTCACATTGTTCATTGAAGACAATGTAGCTGGATTGATACGGACAGTGCCTGTACCTGTAGGGCTTATATCAATCTGAGAGTTAGCAGGATTTAAGTTAGTAGCAACATCAAAAGTTATGTTATTGCCGCCACCGCCACCCCATTGAAGCTGAGAAGTACCTGAAGCGTTACGAAGAGACCCACCCCCTGATCCAGAAGCATCAAAATAAGAGCTTACAAACTTAGTTGAAGCTGTGATGATAGGGCTTGTGACTGAGGTGCTAAATGTCTTAGCTCCAGCAACTGTTTCAGTGCCTGTATTGTGTACAACTGCGCTATCTGCTGCGTAACCTGCACTAGCATGATTACCCCAACTATAAGCAGTGCTCCAGTTAGTTTGGTTAGCTGTTGTAGGTATCGAGTAACCTGCTGAGAAGTTAACTGCTAGAGTTCCTGAGCTTGTTACTGGATTACCTGATACAGACAACCCTGTAGGTACAGACATATCAACACTAGTAACAGTACCTGTAGTGCTTGAAGTACCTGCACCAATAGCAGTTCTGAAGTCTGAAGCACTGAGAGCACTTACAGTGTTATCAGCGTTAAGACGTACAAAAGTAACTTCTGAAGGGTTAGTCAGCGTGAATAGGTTCCCACCAACTGTAGTAGCACCTAAGCTAGTCCTACCTGTGGAGGCTGTCAAACCAGTTGAACCACCGTCCCACTTGAGTCTATCAGTGTAAGCTGTGTCCCACTCAGTTTGTTTAGCTGTAGTTGGGATGCTATATCCAGAAGCAAATGTCAGCGCTAGCGTCCCTGAAGTAGTAATAGGGTTACCAGAGACAGCCAATCCCGTTGGGACTGTCATATCCACTGATGTTACACTTCCTGAACCAGCTGAACCGTTAACCCAGTTAGTACCATTGTACTGAAGACTCTGACCGTTAGTTGCACTTGTGATGACTACATCAGTCAAGCTATCCAAGTTAGTAGGCACTGTAGGCTTATTGCTCAGGTCGTCGTAGTCACCTGTGGTAGCAACTGTAGCTAAGTCAGCAGATTGAATAGCTGTGTCAGCTTTAGCGCCTTGAGCAGCAGTAGCGTAAGCTGAAGTATCAGTGGCGGCAGCAGTGCCAAGACCTAAGTTAGTCCTAGCACCTGCGGCTGTGGCAGACCCTGTACCACCTTGGGAAATAGCGATAAGGATAACTTCGGACTCAACAAGCCCGTCTAAGCTTCCTCCATCACCCCTGTATATTGCCATTTATTATTTGTCCTTAGTGTTCT